TCCTCTCAAAGGTACCCGCCACCTACGAGAGTTGAGAAGGCCGCTTGAGGTGGCTTATGCCTCCTAACCCTCGAGCTGCCGATAGTTGAAGCCCACTGAGTACCGCCACTCAGTGGGCTTCAGCGCGTCAGGGGTTCTTTGCCGGCCTGACTCCCTCGCACAACTGAGCAACACGTTGCTTAGAGAGTCCGTAGTTGAAGGCAATCGCCTCCAGGGTTATCCCTTGCCTGCGAAGACTCCGGATCTCGTTGTCTCGTTCTGCCTGTTTAGGTTCAGGACCTGATCGTCGAGTTTCCCAGTTCCAGCCAGGGATCGCCTCCAGTGTCGCGATCCTGTAGGGATCAAGGCGACCCTGCTTGTGCTTAGTCTTGATGTAGCCAACCCATCGACCGATGTTGACAGTTCCAGCCTCATCAAAAATCTGCTTAGAGAGGGGGACATTGCAACTTCCCTGGTCTGCTACGAGCTTTCTGAGCAGTTCAACGTTCTGCTCAAAGCGCGCTTGATGAGGAAACGAGTTCATGGGCGTTGAGCCTAGCAGTCCCGCTGCCCTTACACGAAACTTCTCCAGCGGGGCTGCTGGGGGATTCCAGGCCCGAAGCTCTTCAGGATTACGCGCGCACATTTCATGGGTCTTCATGCGTTTACCTAGTACTTGACCAACAAATGCTGGTCGGGTATCCTACTAACAACCGATCACGGCCTATAAGGCCCAAACAGAAAGGCAGCAATCATGGGTTACTACGTAACACTAGAAGGCAACAACGCATACATCCGCAAGGACCAGCTCAACGAGGCTTACACGATTCTGTGTGAACTCAATCAACATAACGAACTCAAGCGTGGATTCTCATTCCCTCGCGAAGAGGAATCCAAGGGTCCACATGAGGGCATTTGGTTCTCATGGATGGATTGGAACTACCCCGAAACATGCGCCAACGCGTTTGAAATCCTTCTTCAGTTGGGATTTGAACTTGAGGATGATGGTAACGGTGGGATTTCATTCCTGCGTTATGACAATAAGACCGGTTCAGAAGATGTCTTCATCGCCGCTCTTGCTCCAGTTCTCTCATCTGATGATGAAAGCGCACCGTGGTTTGAATGGCGCGGTGAAGATGGAGCTCATTGGCGACAGATCGTCAGCGGTGGCGTTATGAAACTCCAGCAACCACAAGTGACCTGGATCGACTGACCGCACACTTCACCCGAAGAGTGCGTTTATCTAATGTAGGGGAAATGCCTCTGCAAGAAAGGCGAAACAATGGAAACCATCAACTGCGTCTGTGGCAAGTGCGACGGACCCTACATTGATCCCGAGTATGACGATTACTTGGAGTCACACTTTGAGTGCGACGGTTGCGGGTCGGATTTCCCGATCAAGAACCTCACACTCATTGAACTCAACAGCACGGTCTTTCACTACTGTGAGGGCTGTAATGAAGAGTGACCTGATTCTCCCAGCTCTGCTGCCTGCCGTGATAGCCATCATAGCCATCACCGTCCACATTATCGCTACGGTAATTGGCTGATGGGCTTTCTCGGATGGGCAGCGTTCTTCGCCTGGCGTAAGTCTCGGGGTCGTGAAGACGACCTTGAGGCTACGCTCGGCTCGATTAGCTCAGCAGGACCGTTTTGTTGCCATTGTTGCAACTTCTGCGGTGACTGCTGGGAACCCGAAGACTTCTGTGATGAGTGTTTCGGATAACTAACAAACTAACCAATGGAAGGAAGTAGATATGCCTAGCATTATTGTTCGCAAAGAAAGCGATGAAGGGATCGTAGAGTTCCGTTATAACGGTAGCCTTACTATCAATATCTTCATCGGTTCACCAGATAGTTCTTTAGAAGACTTCACGGAGTTTGACATCATCACCTTCATGGACAAGCCGACCCTAGAAGAAGTCATTGCCACGTGTAATGAACGCCTTCTTGAGTACGCTCATGAACTTACGGATTCTGACCTTGAATCACTCTTTGAAAGTGAGGCCTCGTGACCTGGAATGCAGCGGCTGAAAATGCCGTGAATCTAATCAACGGTCAAGCCGATGCAGCGCTCGGTCCTGAAAAGTCAACGGTACAACTTCTTCGGCGGTTACATAGTTCAGTAGCCGCAACCATTGAAGGCGAACCGAAAACCGATAACTACTCAGACATACTCGTGATGGGTTGGCAAGTCTTCGGTTCTATTGCTTTAACGGTGTTGAAAGATAACTACGATATTACTCCAGCCAACGTCACCGAGCTCTTAATTAAGAAGCAAACTGACTACGGTCCCGAGAACATCAATCGGTTTGGTCAATTCGGTCTAGTTGTAAGAACACATGACAAAGTTGCCAGGCTCGAGAATCTTCTCTCTAAGGGAATTGATCCATCCAACGAATCAGTAAGTGATACCTACATGGATATTGTCGGTTACTCGGCAATCGGTATCATGGTTCAGCGTGGATGGTTTGATTATCCATTAGCATAAATGCTTCCACCGATGGAGGGGAACTCCTTCCCTGGTTGTAGTACCGGAACGCCGCGGGAAGTGTCGTCGGGAGGCTAGGCGTGACAGCATGGAGAGACAGCACCACAAGATTTGACAAGGAACGGTTAACAACATATCCTTATGTTTTGAAGGGGCGGTTGAGGGTTCTACCGTCTGAACTGAGTTAGTTACCGCCTTTCTTGCTCGGTTCGCCGCCCCTTCATCAACTGGTCAGGGCCAGTGAAGTGCCTTAAGCCCTGAGCGTCTGGTTGTACGTACAACGTACGGCCAGGGTGGCATTGGGTGTCGCGACATCCTGAAAGTTCGCACGGTACTAACGGTAACGACCTATGTGAATCAGCCGAATGGAACGGTTACCAGTCGATTATTCAAGTAGCTCTTGAGGCGACGACTAAGCCCCCGGGGTAGCTCCTTGGGGGCTTTTTTATTTTTCTTTGCTGGAGTTGGCGCGAATGCGCGCGGGACCTGCTATCTTCGCGGCTAACCACCGAAAAACCGGTGACCCCTGGCCAAGGGCAAACTTCACAGAGTATTATGCCTTCTTCCTTAAGGCTCCTTAAGCGCGCACCGGGTAACTCCGTTGTTGATTTCTTGGGGGGAACCAACGGAGGGGGGCTTTGGACTTACCTAAAGAATCTAACTCTTGTTGTTTGTACACAAACCAATACGAGGATAAGAGTCCGAGAATTAGTTCTCCTGTTACTTCAACTCTTTCCTCGTAAACGGAATACCACTTAGCTCTACCCGCGATATTCGCGTTTGCTATCACTCCGATATCGCTTTAAGATCGATTACTACGAAGAAAGGTGAAGCGTGACGGAAGATTCTCAAGAAGCAACCAGCCTCAAAGTCCAGCGAGTATTTGATTACTGGCTCACCACATGCAGAAATACGGGGCGGGGCTTGACGCCAGTTCTCACCGACAAGCGCAATAAGCTCATTGCTAAAGCAATTTCCTGGTACGGCGAAGACGGATGTCGCTTAGCAATTGACGGCTGCGCTAAATCTCCCTGGCATATGGGGGATAATCCGAGCGGTAAACGGTACGACTCGATTGAACTGATCCTGCGGGATGCCGAACACATTGAACGGTTCGCCAGTTTTGCAACCGAACTCAGCGATCAGGAGAAGTTCCTTGCAGAAGGCTGAGCTTACGGCGATTGTTGATCTGGCGTGTTCCAACTGGGGGAGTCCCGATGGCGGAAAGGTTTCGCTTTATCGGACATGGTGGCGTTACCTGGCTGATCTGGAGTATCCAGATGTTCTGAAGACACTTGACGAACTCATTCTTGAGAATGTACGATGGATGCCTAGGGTCGGAGAGATTCGACGGACCACGATTGATCGATCAAACGGTTCTGGACGAATCCCTGATGCTGAGCGCGCGTGGTTCTTAGCGGCCCAACGGTGGGAAGCGGTGACCATGGGGATTGATCCGCCTGGCTCTGGAGATGAAGAAATTGATGAACTCATCGGAATCGCGATGCGCGAGACTGGTACGCCTGAGAAACGCGCGTTCGTTTCCTCTTGGGCGCTGGTGCTTCAACGTGATGAACTCCAAAGATACGCCCTTCCTGAGGACGCCCCGGAAGTTTTGTCGTGACGGCTACATCACCGACGATGACGAACTTCCTTGATCGGCTCAACGGTGTACGGCGTTCCGGTGACGGTTGGGTTGCTCAGTGTCCTTGCCGAGATGATGACAAATCTCCATCACTTAGTGTGGTTGAAGGACGCGACGGTCGAGTTTTAGCGAAGTGTCATCGAGGCGGAAGTGCTTGTTCACTCGATGAAATCTGTGAATCCATTGAACTTACGGTGCGAGACTTGCATCCGTACCAGGAAAAGAAAAGCGAGTTTGTGGACGGAGAACTTACAAATACTTACGGTTATTACGACGGTGACGGTGAACTGGTATTCCAGGTACTTCGCTTCGCTTTACCGGACGGTCGAAAAGAATTTCGCCAGAGAGTAAAAGAAGGAAGCGGCTGGAAGTATTCAACGACGCATCTTTCAGAAAAACCGCTCTACAACTTACCGGCGGTACTTGATGCGGTGGCAAACGGTAGGCCGGTGTTCATTGTTGAGGGAGAAAAGGATGCGGACTCGCTGATCGCCAAGGGTCTTACGGCGACATGCAACCCTCAAGGTGCTGACAACGGTCAAGGTTCAAAATGGAAACCGAATCACACGGCAGCTCTTCAAGGCGCGCGCATTGCCATTATCGCTGATAATGATGAGCCGGGTCGCATTCATGCTGATTATGTAGCCACTGAGCTTGTTGCGGTTGGTTGCACGGTGAAGATCAAGCATGCACCAGAACCGCATAAGGATGTGTCCGATCTTTTAAAGGCCGGCGGTGACATTTCTGAACTGGTGGAAGATGAAGTTCGAGAACCAGATCCATTTGTCCCAGTTCTTTCAAACCTCCAGAGCCTTCTTGATAAACCAGGAACTCTTGAGGAAAGACTGGCGGCAGCCAGGAAGATCCTCTCAATCTCCGAAGAAGTCCCGCACGAGCCAAAGACTGGTCGCCTGATTAACTGGGGCGAGTTCGTAAACGAAACTAAGTCCGATCCATATGACTGGTTAATTGACGGTTTGCTGGAACGGCAAGAGCGGGTGGTCATCGTTGCTGCTGAAGGTGTCGGTAAAACAACCTTGGCGCGACAGATTGCAATTTGCGCCGGTGCTGGAGTTCATCCATTCACTTACATGGAAATCCCACCGATCCGAACATTGTTTGTTGATCTTGAAAACCCTGAACGGATTATCAGACGGCAAGCTCGCAAACTTGTTGAATCGCTCAGAATCAACTATGGTAAAAGGCCTGGCGAGGCTGATCTCTACACCAAGCCAGACGGCATTAACATCTTGAACACGAAGGACCGAGAACTCCTTGAACGGCAGATCGTAAAGACTGACGCTCAACTTCTCGTCCTTGGACCGATTTATAAGTCATACATAGATCCAGGTAACCGTTCCTCTACGGCCCTGATCACTGAAGTCTGTACCTACTTTGACTACCTCAGAGCCAACTACGGTGTAACACTCTGGCTGGAGCATCACGCTCCACTCGGTAACGCACTTACGGGCAGGGATATGAGGCCAGCGGATTCAGCGGTATGGATGCGGTGGCCAGAGTTCGGTTTCGGTATCACTCGGGATCCGACAACAATGGAAAAAGAATACGAATGGAAGGGGTTCCGTGAACCACGCGATGAACGGAACTTCCCACTTCGGATGAAGAGGGGAACGATCATGCCATTCGAGGTCATCAGTTTCAGGAGTTCAATGACATGAGCAACGGTGAAGGACTTACACGGGAGTTCCTGGCTGAGCGCGATCTCCGTATCTTCCAGATGCGGAAGACCGGTACGGCGGTTCAGGAAATCGCTCGACGGTTTGGCATTTCCACCAAAGCGGTGAACTTTGCCATTCAACGGCAACTCTCTCGAATGAACCAGGAAGCCCTGATGGCTTACCCAGAGGTTCTTCGGATGGAGCTCGAGCGGCTTGATTCTCTACAGCAATCGGTATGGCCACTTACCCAGCATCGAAAGATCGCGATGGATGACGGTACCGAAGTTGTTGTTGAGCCAGATCTCAAAGCGGTGCAGCAAGCCCTATCAATTATGGACCGGCGCGCTAAACTCTTGGGAATGGAAGCGGTGAACATCAACTTTGTCGGTGATGCCGAGAACACCCCAGCGCGCGCCGTGCTGGCAGAAGCCTCAGACCATGCGGCGGCGGTGGATGAGTTTGATCCAGAAACCGAAGCCAAGCGACTTATTGAACTTATGGGGATGGCCGGTGTACTCCCAGCCGAGACAACCCACGCTCTGCTCGGTGGAAATTTCCCAGCATTACCGGCGGCCCCAGACGATGAACCAGAAGACGCAGTAATTATCCCAGATGAGGTGTTCTAATGACTGACCACGAAGATGGCTTGGAAGAAGCGATGGAAATCGTAGCGGCTGACATCAAACCGACTCGACGGCGTAGCACTGGCGCCGCTCCTGGGGAAGGTTCTAACCAGGTGCTTATTCGAACATCACCAGAAAGTCACCAGCGGTGGAAAGACTCCGCAGCGAAGATGGGCGTTTCAATGGCGGAGTTCGTTCGGTCAGCGGCTGACACAGCGGCTAAAGAATTACTCGACTGCCCACACCCCGCAACATCTCGACGGTGGTATCCCTGGGCAGAAACCTGCATGAAGTGCGGGAAGTCTCTGCGCGATAAGAGCGGCTGGCTTGAAGACCCAGCGAACTTTATCCAGGTGAGGCCAGTCAACGCTTTCCCTGGAGCCTACAAAGGGTAGGGAGTCCCGCCCTAGTTATCCACAGGCGCGCGCACTTATTCACAGCGGGGCTGCCCGCCCAGGAGCGGGGATCCTTCGGGTCGGTATTCGCGAGGGAAACATTAAACTCGCGCTCGATGGTCCGTTAACGCCGGACTCCAGGGGTCATGAGTGCCGCTGGCGACGCAGGATCCCCTTCACCCTAGAAAGGTGAGGGCTAGCTCCTAGTTATTTATGGCAATCCACTCAAGAGCGGTGAGCCGTTCCTGGTTCAGCCACTCCGGTTCCACGGCGAGCGCCGGTTCTGGGAGTTCTGGATCAGGGATGTATTCGTCATGTGGATGAAACTCATATGGAGGATCAGGCACCTCACGTTCGTAATTAAGCATATACGGATACTACTCCCAGGCGAGTAGCATGTCAATACGGATACCGGCTATACTTCTATTCATGGGAAAACCAGGACGACCTCCTCGCCGGCCTAACGGCAATCAACCGTCAACGCTGACGATCCGGCTTGAGGCACACATCAAAAATCTATTAATCGACCAAGCAGAGGCCACGGACCTGACGGTTACCGAGTATCTGACCTCGCTGGTGCTGCGCGACTCTGAGGGCAATCTCTGATCTCATGCCCGCTCATGTGGTACGGCACAATCCGGACCGCCCAGCACAACTGACGGTACGGCTGCCAGGCTCGCTGAAGAACGACGTGACCCAGGCTGCCGAAGCGGAAGGCATGAGCGTAAACGCATGGGTGCTGACGGCGCTGAAATCCATCCTCGTTGGTGGACTTAATGCCCCTGCTCCTCTATCCCCAGTAGTCACTTCTGAAATGGTTATCAAAGATTACCTAGAGGGAAAGACAACGATTGGGCCATGCGGTAAGCCCTGGCCTTGCGAAGGTGAAGGCTCTGCTTCAGACTTCGGTGGGAGTCGATGGTGCGACGCATGCGGGATTCGGCTGTCTTAGAGCTGCGAATCGCTCTCAGGGCAAATGAAGGGCCAATGAGATCGAGCTGTAGAGGGGGGACACTTCAGCTCAACCCCATCGGACCCAAGCAACGACCGAAGCCGCTACTGTCACGGAGAGAACGGTAGCCTAACGGTGAGGCGATGTCAAGTCTCAATCCGCGCAGGCATCATGCCTGCATCAACGGTGATGGTACTATGGTGACTGGCGGCTCAAGCGCTGCACTTCAGCTCGGAGTTCGTCGATGACTGCATTGCGATTCCGGAGAGCGTCCTCAAGAGCTTCCACGATGTCGGCCTCGGATTCATACTTGCGGATCCAGAAGTCGATGATGTCATCACACTTAGCATGTTTGCCCACGGTTACCCCCGAGTTAGGTCCGACCACATCTGCGCCAGGGTAGGCACGGTCGGGCGAATCTTCTGCTTGCGTTGCTCTGTGGCCAATTGGCGGGGTGTCAGTCCTGCCCATACGCCATGCATATCTCCTGAGGGAAACGATAGCGCATACTCCAGGCATTCCTCTCGGACTCCGCAGTCACCGCAGATTAGTCGTGCCTCTTGGATGTAGGTGATGTCTTTATGCTCCCGTGGGAACATCTTGTGGGTCATGCCTGCACAGCGTGCGTTCTCCATCCATTTACGGTCAGGCGCTTTCTGCATGCTTGATGAATGCATATCACTACGACCACGCTTTTCACCCTGTTTGGTCGCGAGATCATTTCGTACACATCCATCGGCGCATTCATCGCCACACACATGATGTCGTACCCATCTAGCAGTGAACTCTGTGAAGTCCCCAGTTGCTAACTCTTCCCACCATTCGGTTTCCTTCATGACATCACCGCATTGATCCGATTGGCAATCCACTCAGTCACTGGTGCGACAATGCCATTACCGCAGATTCGATAACGGTCGCCCTTCTTGAGGGTCACCTCTACACCGTTGTCATCAACACCATTGAGCGTGTAGGCATCCGGCCACCCCATGAGCCTCTCGCACTCCAACGGCGTTAGTCGGCGTACCTTGCCCTTGACTAAGACTCCATT